GTATATGAGAAATTAGAGGCGTTGACTAAACATGAGCGCGAACTTTCAGAGCGAAAAGATCAGAAATTATATTACTATTATAAACACGTTGTTTTAGGCGGATGGTTAGAAACGGCGGAGGGTATTATTTATGATAATTGGGTAACTTTTGAGGAGTTCCCAGAAACTTATGATTTACGTATTTTTGGGTTAGATTTTGGATTCTCAAACGATCCCGCCGCTTTTGTTGAGTGTGTTTTAAAAGATGATGAGTTATATATAAAAGAACATATTTACCAAACGAGGCTATTAAATAAAGAGTTAGCGGAAAGGATAAAATTAGTATTACCTAAAAACGAGGACGAAAATTATATAGTTGCGGATAGTGCCAGCCCTAAAGATATTGCAGAACTCAACGCGTTAGGTTTATACTGTATGCCTTGCGTTAAAGGTCAGGGGAGCATAATAAACGGTATTAAGAAAGTTAAACAGATGAATATGTTTATACATAGAGATTCTAAACATTTACAAGATGAGTTGAACCACTACAGAACCACAGAAATAACCAACAGTAAAGGCGAAACGATTACCCACATTGTAAAAAGTGACGATCATTTGTGTGACGCTTTCAGATATGCCGCGACACGTTACAGATAAAAAACTTTACTCCTGTAACCCTTACAAACCCTACAAACCCTACAAACCTAAAAAAAATTGAAAATAAACCTTAAAAAAGTTTGGAGGCTATACGTTTTACCGTATATTTGTACCAGTTAAAACAATAACAAAAACGAAAAAACATGAAAACTTTTAAAACTGGCGAAATTTACGGAAATGATTTAACAATCGAAATCATTAAAAGAACTGAAAAAACGGTAACAATTAAAACAAACGCGTGGGGTATCAGTCGCGTTAAAATTAGAGAATTCCATAACGGTATTGAATCAATTTATTTTAAAGCGTGGATAATTGACGCGACAGAAAAATATGATTTTGAGGAGGCTAAAAAAATATCATTCGAAAAGGCATATAACTAAAACAAACGGGGGCGCAAAAGCCCCCTATTAAAATAATTTTAAAGGGTGGTTATTAATTTAATCGCCCTTTTTAGTTTTAATTTTGTATTTTTGTAAAAAATATATTATAAATGGCTAATATTTTCAAGCGATTTCAAAACGCTATTACAGGTAAAAAAGGGCAAACAATATCATTAACCTCATCAAATACCTCAGCGTTTAAGGTTATAGGCGATTTTTTCAATTTTGGTAAAGGACAAAACGGATCTGATAAATTTATCGAAGCGTTTGGAGATAATCCCCTTGTTTACATGATTGTTAATAAAATCTCTTTTACTAGCGCCTCTATTGATAGGATTGTAAACGATTCAAACGGCAACAGGATAGAAAACTCTAAAATACTAGATTTAATAAATAACCCTAATAAATCACAGGGGAGGATTGAATTTTTAGAAACTATTAACCAGCAATTAAACATTACAGGAAACGCCTATATTAGATACGAGAAAGAGGGATTATATGAGGGGCTGAAAGTATTACCATCCAATAAAATGGAAATTGTTATCGATAATATCGGAGAGGTAAAAGGCTATAACTATACACGTATTGACGGATCCGAAAAGTTTATTAAGGCAGAGGAGATACTACATATAAAGACATCAAACATAGTTAATATAGAGAATACAGACGGTTATTATGGTTTAAGCCCATTGCAAGCGGCTTGGATGGTGGTAAGAAGTTCTGAAGAAATTTTTAACGCTGAGGCATCTATTTTTAAAAACAGGGGTATTATTGGAATCCTTACTAACGAAACCGACGTACCAATGCTAGGAAAGGATAGGCAAGAGCTACAGGATCAATTTAACGACGAGGCGGGCGGTTCGGACAGATACAACAGTATAAAAATATCTAACACAAAATTAAAATACATTCAGACAGGAATGAGCCCAACGGATTTAAAACTATTAGACGGGATATTAAATAAAATGAGGTTGCTTTGTTCGGTATATGGTTTAAACTCTGTATTATTTAACGATCAAGTTAGTAGTACATTTAACAACGTTGAGGAGGCGGCTAAATCCTCATTTGTTGATGTTTATATCCCCCTAGCCAATAAGATAGATAGAGAGTTATCTAGGTTTTTAAATGATAAATTAAGCGTTGAGGAGTATTTAACTATTGACATTTCAACTGTGGACGTATTAAAAACAATTAACAAAGAACATACGGAGGCAATAACCGCACAATTAGAGGCGGGAATAATTGACGAGGCAGAGGCTAGGGATGTTTTAGGATATGATATTAAAAATTAATTAGTATATTTGCATTATGAATAAAAATCTATCTATATACGGTGTTAAATCTAATTCATTAGAATTAAAGGATTTTGACGAGGGTAGCCGAAAGGTTAGCGGGTATTTTGCTAGTTTTGATACTTTAGATTCTGATAATGATATAATTCGAAAGGGGGCATTTGCTCAGTCTATAAAACAAAGAGGGACAGAGGCGGCGACTAATAGACAAATTGCACATTTGCGAAATCATGATTGGGAGCATCAAATAGGTAAACTAATAGAGTTGGGCGAAGATTCGAAAGGGTTGTTTTTTGTTTCTCAAATGGGGCGAAGTACTAAAGGGGCGGACGCTTTTTTAGACTATCAAGATGGAATATTAAATGAGCATAGTATAGGGTTTAATTATATAGGTGAAAAAATAAACTGGATAGAGGATAGTAGTTATAATGAGGGTGGTTTTTTCGAAGTAAAAGAGGTGAAACTCTGGGAGGGTTCGGGTGTTACATTCGGAGCTAATGAGTTTACTCCAGTTTTAGACGTTGCCAAAGGATTAACAAAAGAGAGCGTTATTGAAAAACTTAATACGGAGTTTGATATAATAACAAGGGCTTTAGTTTCTGGGCAAGGTACAGACGAGAGATTACACTCTTTTGAAATGAGGTTAAAAGTATTAAAACAGAAATATAATTCACTCTTAATAGGAGAGCCGTCTATAAAAGACACTTTGTTAATTGATGAGCCGAATAATACCGAACAAGAGCAAAACAAAGTAAAAACATTAATCAAATTAATTAACAATTAAAAATTTAAAGAAATGGATTTTGTAGTAAAATCAAAAAAAGAATTAGAGGCGATGAACTCAGATGAGTTACATAGCTACTACGTGGAAAAATTAAACCACGAAAAAAGCGAAATCGAAAGCAGAGTAAAATCTTTAGAAGATGAAAAAAATACTGAGGCTTTTGAAAAATTAACTAACGAGGTTAAAGAGTTAAAAGATACTCAATTTAACACTCTTAAAGATGCTTTAGCAGAACAGGGGAGAGTTATTAAAGGGCTTAGAGATGGAAAACTAAACGGATCTAATTTATTAGAGGCTGAGGGTACTATCGAAAAGGCATTAGCTGAGAATTTAGAGAATTTCCAAAAATCGAAAGAGGGAAAACACTCATTTAAATTCGATGTTAAAGCGGCTGGAGATATGACTTTTGCGGGTAACGTAACGGGGACAGTTCCACAGGCTCAACGTTTAGAGGGTATTAATGACATCGCAGAAAGAGAGGCGAGAGTTTACTCTGCAATTCCAAAACTTACAACGTCAGGAAATACAATCGAGTGGGTATATGAAACGGCTCAGGATGGAACTATCGACGGAACGGCTGAGGGTGCAACTAAAGATCAAATTGATAATGATTTCGTTGTAGCGTCTGTATCTCTTATTAAAAGAGCGGCGTTTTTCAAGGTATCAACTGAAATGTTAGACGATGCGGCTTTTATGGGCGGATGGTTAAGAAACAAACTATTAGTTAGATTGTTTTTAGATATTGATAACCAAGTATTAAACGGATCAGGAGCAGCAAACCAAGTAAACGGAGTTATCACTCAATCTACAGCTTTTGCAGCGGGTACGTTTGCTAATACTGTTGACAATGCAAACGATGCAGATTCTTTAGTAGTAGCAGCTAATCAAATTAGAATAGCAAACCACAACGGATCTTTAATAGTTTATATGCACCCTAGCGATGTTGCGGCTTTAAAATTGGTAAAATTATCTGCAACTGATAAAAGATATGTTGATCGTTTAATGATGATGGGTAGCACTTTATCTTTGGATGGTATGCCAATAGTTGAAACTACGGCGGTAACGGCTGGGGATTTCTTAATCGGAGATTTTGCCAAGGCTACAGTAGTAGAAAAAGCGGCTATTTCTATCGAGGTTGGTTTAGACGGTAACGATTTCACTAAGAATATGAGAACTATTCTCGCAGAGTGGAGAGGTCAATGCTTCATTCAAAATAATGATACAACGGCTTTTGTTACTGGAACATTTGCAACAACTAACGCGGCGTTAGAAACACCGTAAACAGTTAATAATTAAATAAGAAAGGGAGCTATTAAATTAGTTCCCTTTTTTTTTGTACTTTTGTATTATGGCAATAGAGATAACAAGCGAAGGGAGTCAACTAAAAATTGTTGATACCGTTTTAGTACATACTAAATACCTCCCAAATGATAAAATTTATATAACAGTTGACGGGGATTATGTAGAGTTAGGGGATGGAAACCCTATAGATTACAATGATGTTACTATCCCGACTGTTGTAAGCGCTGTAGATTTAGCGGATCAAATAGGAGAATTAACCGCAAGCGGCGCAAGCGGCGGGGTTTATTCGTCTTATGTAGCTTTACTAAGTCAAACAGGAACAAATGCCCCTACAGAAACAATCTTACAAAATGAATTAGGGTTAGGAGATATATCTTGGGCTAGGGTTTCGCAAGGGAGATATATAGGAACGTTAGTAGGTGCTTTCTCTGCTGGTAAAACAATTATTCTTCAAAACAATTCAGAACAATTAAAAAACATAGCGTTTGGAATATCTGGAACTGATGCTATTGCTATGAACTGTAGAGACTTCTCAGGTGTTTTGCAAGACATTGAAAATAGTTTCCAATGTGTAGAAATTAGAGTTTATCCATAAATAAAATATTATGAAAAAATACACAATTAACAAAGATTTTAAGAAATTAAAAAAAGGTCAAGAGGTTAATTTAACTGATGAACTAGCGGGCATTTTTAAAGGCAAGGGGTTGATTGGAGAGATTAAAAAGCCAGAACCTAAAAAAGAATTTACGCCAAAATCTAAAGGAAACAAAAAGAAAGGTAAATAATGAGCCTACCAATTTTATTAAATACTGATTTTGAAAACGGCGCTACTCGTATAACTCAAAATATTGATGTAACTACTCAATTAAGTAGTTATATTTCAACTTTTGAAAATAGATATATTAAATCTATTCTAAACGATGAAATGTTTACAAAGATCCGAGATAATGAAACTTTGCATTCTAAATACACCGCGTTAATTGATGGGGTGGATTATACAGATGCGGACGGTTGTTTAATTGTCTTAGAGGGGCTTAAATTAGCTTTAAAAGGTTTTATTTACTATCATTATGTGGGTGATAACTTTAACAGTACGCCAGTCGGTAACGTTCGGAGTTTGCCAGAGATAAGCCAACAAGTAACAACAACGTATAATTTGCAAATTGCGCATTTGCGTTGGAATGAGGGCGTAACTTTTTACCGTAAATGTATATCATTTGTAAACTTTTACGAGCGTATTGATGAGGCTATCGTTTCAAGCGTGGAAAGCCCAGCGGGGACATATACAATATCATGCGCCTCAACTTTATATTTAGAGGATGGGGATACGGTAACGCTGGAGGGTGTTGATTACGTTGTAAGTAGTTTAGTTGCTAATACTTCTTTTGTGATAACTGGAGCGGCTGGATTGGTATTTACTGGAGAGTTTTACTATGAGCCTTTTAAAGATGCAAACCTTTATAATATTAACAAAGAATGGCTATAGAGGTTTATGATTTTTCGCCCGCTTTATATTCTGTAGAAATCGGGACGGCTGTCCCTACTACTGATGAGGTCGCGCAAGTAACCCCGCAATTTTATGCGACTAAACAAAAAACCTCTATAGTAGTATATGCAACGGGTTTAAATGCGGTTACTAAACTAACTTTAAAAAGTGGAAATAGTGACATTATCGCAGAACATGGGGCTTTATTGGATGCGGATAACAACCCTATTATAATTGATGTAGATAACGGGGCGAATACCTACATAGTTAATATAGATTCTTTTTATGTTGGGTTTGCTTTTGAGGCATTAACGGCAACAACTGGAACGGTTAGAATTTTAGCGGCGTTATGAGTAAAGATTATACTATACCAACCCCCGAAACTAGCGTAGATGTAACCGTCCCCGATGGGGATAGTTTACCTATAAGGTTTGGAGATACTCCTAATCTGGACGCTTTCGGGCGGTTAAGAGTTTCGCAAGTTACTACTCAATTTGACGCTAAACAATTACATGATAATTTACCTTTATTTATTAATGAGGAAACTATAGGCACAGGATCGAGCGCGCACAGTACAACAAATGCACAAAACACCCTTACAACTTTAGCGGTAAATGATGCCGTAATACTACAAACAAAGCAAAGATTTAATTATCAAAGCGGTAAATCTCAATTATTATTTTGGACTTTTAATAGTTTCGATAATCAAACAAATATAACTAAACGGGTAGGGTATTTTACAAGTAATACAACAACCCCATTTAATAGCGTATTAGATGGTTTTTTTCTACAGTCAGACGGCACAAATATAAGTTTTCAAGTATATCGCAGCGGCACAAATATAAGCAGCGTCAACCGTTCGGCGTGGGAAGATCCTTTAGATGGTACGGGCGCGAGCGGTATAGCTCATGATTTTGATAATAATACTATTTTATGTATAGATTTTGAGTGGTTAGGAGTCGGCAGAGTTAGGGCGTGTATAGTAAAAGAAGGGGAAATTATCCCGTTTCATTCTTTAGATTATACGGGTACAACTAGCGTATATATGAGTTCGCCAAATCAACCGCTCAGGTGGGAAATAAGGCAGACAGGCGCCGGGAGTGGTTCGTTTAGGACTATTTGCACGACTGTTGGCAGTGAGGGGAGTATTATCCTGATTGCCGCCGTTTCAAGTGCGAGCGCCCCACTTAATCATATCCAATAAAACAG